CATCAATGCAATAGAGTATCTATAGTTGTGATATGTGTCGATTAAACGTTCTTGGTATTCATAAGGATGATATTGAATTGAACCTTGTGTTGGGTGCTGAATATAAAAGAAGTTATCCATAAAGTATAGATAACCAGTATCAGGATCACAACACTTTACAAAATCATCAATTTCTTTTTGATTTTTAAATGCCGTTTTCTTATATGCTGGCTTGACTAATTCGCCCGTACCACTTGCGTTAAAGTTGCTCATACTAGTATTTAGTGGCTTTTTAGTTCTTTAAACATATCCTCGGCAAAATCTATATGATATTGTCTACCAGGATGCTCATCATTACATATTATTAATTGATCTTTGTTTAAAAGTATTTCAGATTTAGGTATATTTAAATCTTCTGGTTGGTCTTTAAAAAAGGGTTTTACTTCTTTTAGTATAGGAAAAAATCTAGGTAGTAATTCATTGTTACGCAATTCATTTTCCTCACTCACAGAATAAACTACTTTGCAAATATCTTTTAAATAATTGTGAGCACCTTCGATTAATAATCCTAGTTCCCATAAATTGTCAAAATCAGTGTTGTATTTTCTATAATAATCGTCCATGCCTTGGTAATGCGGTGATATTTCTGTATAAATTTTAGGATTATGAGGTGTGTAATTTCCAGTCTGCCAAGGCCCTCCACCGTCGATATTATTTTCATTGGCCCAAACGACTTTGCGATGAGAGTTAGGCCATTGAATAATTACTGTATCACTAGGTTGAAATTGAAATTCTTTGATCATTTGAAACACAAATTTAGGTGAAGAGCCTCCCCTACCTAAATTTATACATTCTAAATTTAACTTTTCGGCTAACAAAAAAGGCCATGCATGTTCACTTGCAGGCTTAATATAAAGAATAGCATCTTGAGGTGATCTATAGTATTGATGGTCCATAAATCCGCCACCGTCTAACCCGATGCCTTGTGTAAAACTACAACCAAAAGTAATTAAACGCATTTAATGTGATTTTTTATAATCTTGGTAGTCTAAAAAGAAACCAATAGCAACTAAAATATTCATTCCTAATGATGCTATAATCATATGAATATCTTCATAGACATCCATCTTAAGACTAAGATGCAAATGTCCTACTGCCCAAAACGGAATAGCCAATTGCTGACTAATCCATGACAGTGTGTATCTTATAAAAATAAACTTATTTGATATCAAGACCTTTTGCTTTCCTTGCTACGATACAGTAATAATGTTCTCTCATTTTTAATGGTTCTCCTTCAGGATCCTGTGGGTTTTGTTGTGATAAGTCAAATTCTAAATTATTAAATTGTTCGATTTCAAAACCTGTACGTTGTAATAGAGCCGCTAGTTGCGAATGTCCAAATATACTGTAGTGATTTAAATTAAACTCATGTCTTCTATCACAATCTGGTGCCGGCACTTCAATATAAATCCTTGATCCTTGTTTTAAAATACGGTTGTATTCCATTAAACTAAAGATAGGATAAGGGGAATGTTCTAATGCATGACGTAAGAAAATAAAATCTACACTTTCGTCATAGTAACCATCTTTCTGAGGCAAAAATGACAAATCATATCCTTTAGTTTCATGTCCTTTATCTTTACAGATTTTAATGTCTCCAGGAGACAAGGTAACTCCTAACACATCTTCAAACCCTCTTTCTTTCATTTCATCTAAGAAATATCCCGGGCCGCAACCCAAGTCTAAAATTTTAGAATCTTTGGGTAATGCTAGTGGATCAATGTAGGTTTCAACTACTTGTTTTGTTAGGTCTTTATGAAATGGGCTGTCCCCTTCATCGTAAATGTGAGCAGTATATAGCCACTCGTTATAAAATTTTAACTTGATTAAGTCAAGTGTGTTATTAATATCATATGGGATTTCCATTCATTGCTCCTTCGTGCAGATATAAGAAATAGTATGATAATATTTAGTGACAGGAACTGTCTAAGAATTATTTTTTATGTCCAAGGTCTGCTAGATGCTAATGGAACTGTTGAAGTAGGTGTTGCTGTATTTCCAACATACTTAGCAGGAAGTAAGTTTAAATCAGCAGTGTTTAATGCGTTATATGCGGGTAGACTAACATTGCCAGTAGCGCCGCCCTTTCTGTTTAGTTGTGCTATTTCTGATACTCTTAATTCTTGTCTGAATTGTAATGCCGTAGCAGGAGCACTTGCAGTAGATGCCGGTGTTGTTAGAAATATATCGGTTGCTGGGATCGTTGTTTGTGTTGCATTATCAATTGTCTCACTAACAATAGCACCTGAGGCGAAAGGATCAGTGCCTGTAGCACCTACAAAGTTCATTGAAGCAAGTGTAGCAGTTGGAGTGTCGTTATCGTTGATACTTGTATCTCTAACTAATGCTAAGTTATAATAGTTGCCTGCGGCTATGCCATCTGATGCTATGATTGATGCTAATACGTCTGCGACAGTAGTTGTCGCATCATCAGCATATGTAAAGATAGTAATTAATCCTGTTAATCCTTTAACTGGAACGTTGACGGCTGCCATTATCTTTCATACCCTTTAAAACCTTCTACTGGACTTTGTTTATTAATTGAAGGTAATTCAGATGAACGCATATCACCTGAGTTTAAGTCTTCCCATTCAGAGCCCACTGCTTTGTATGCTGACTTTAACATATTAGATTCTACTTCAGTATATGGTACAGCCATGTTGCTTGTGCCTATCCAACTTTCTGAATCTAAGTCTATCTTTTGATGATCTGATTCTCCATCTGCTTGTGCAAGAGCCATCATTACACGATTTAATTCGTAGACTCTATCTCTGCCGTCTACATCTTGGAACTTGTGCATGCCTCTTGAACCATAACGTTGACGTTTAGTTAGTTTGCCAGGTGCATTATCTTCAGTTATAAATTCTCTTGCTCTCATTATGGTGTTTCTTCAGTTGTAATTGTATCGTCTACTTCAGTTGCAAGTTCAGAATCTACATAGCCATCAAGTGCGATTGGCAATCCTGCTGGTGCTTCTCCTTGGAACATGACTGAAGAATTAATAAAATGAAATAGTGTTTGTGAACCAGATACGTTTGCTGGGTCAGGATCAACTAATATCCTAACGTTACCAGCATTGACATCCATATCATATCCGGTGCCTCTTATTAACACATTTCCCCACTGTGTAGATGAGTATGCTGAAAATTTAATATTGGCTGAGTTAGCACTTAATTGTGCATCTAATCTAACATCTTGTTGATCAATTGTGCCGGGGTCGTTTGTTTTAATAAAAAATGAACCCAATGTAAATGCGTTTGCTGGGTATTCCCAAATGACTTGTTGTGCTGTATTACCTGTTGTGTATGTATTAGATGATATAACAGCAGTAGAGTATAGGTTCGCAAAGTTGTTATTGATCTTATCAAAGGCAACTCTTAACGGATCACCTGAACCGTCATTTGGTAACGCACCTATATTAATAATTTCGTATGTAGCCATATTTTTATCCCAGTCTTATATTGTATTTATGCGATTGGGCAAGTAACAATGCTATTGCTTTGGTGGAGTAGCCTTCATATTTTCTCTGGCTAATCCATTCATTTTTTCAAAACTACGCATACCACCTAAACCTAACATAGATAATGTAAGTGTCATCAAACCTTCTGTTTGAATAACAGGTAGTGTTACTTGTGCTCCACTAATAACAACTCCCCAATTTAAAATTGGTGCTAAGACATAAGACCATGCTAAACCAAATGCACATATCCACATAATTGCAGGTCTTGCTCCTGCTACAAAAATACTTGGATGTTTTGCTTGTTCTAAATTGATTTGATTTTGCTGGAGATTAGCATTATGTAACACCATTTTAAGTTCGTGTTCCATTTCTGCTTTCTTGTCTTTGTCTACGATAAACTTATCTAATATTGGCCCTGCGGCGCCTATAACTGAATCAATAATTCCTAATCCCATTAGAAACCTCCTCTATAATATACTACTATTTATCGCCTCTCCACTGGTAAATGCTTTTCTCTACGTGAATACGATTATGATCCAGTATAGGTCTCATGTCTCTATAGATGTCTCTTAATTCAGTAATTGTTTTACTTTCGATATATTTTATAATTTCAAATATTTTATACAACCGTTTTTCATGGTCGGTACAGTCATCATATGACTCGTCCCAAAAGTCACTAAAAGTCTTATAACCGTGTTCATGTAAATACTTTAATGTGCCTGGGGGTGCCATAAGAATAAAAGGTTTACGGAACCACATGGGTTGTTGTACTTTTTCACTATAGTTTGGGGTAGGCTGTGCAAATCTGGATTCAGTAACAACATCACAAAATATATCTTTATAATATTTTTCTATCGGCCATACACCAGTGTGGTGTACATCCGCATTTTCCAAATGCAGTGCTTCATCTACAGAAGGATCAAAGTGTTCATCAATTGTAGTGTTGACCGGGTATGGCGTCTTTTCTATATCAAGCAATTCTTCAAAAACTACATCTACATTTAAAGGCCCATCATTATCTATTTTATATATACCCTCATATAAACGTTTTCTGTATTTTTTAGGACAATTTCTAATATCGAACCAAGGTAAAATCTGTAATCTTTCTAGTTCAGTTTTAAAAACAAAACTAACATCTGCATTACTGTTCGCAAGATATGCGGCGATAAGATTTCTATGTGGTGCCCATCTCCAATTTAAATTTATAAACTTTTTTGTAAAATTTTTAGAGGCTTTACCCAATATATCCGCGTTGTCGTATGAATCATCTAATATATTAACGTACGGTGCATTTTTAACAAAAGTATCTTCACATGTTATTGTCATCCATTCAGTGTAATAAGGAAACACTTCTTCTGACTTATAATCACATGTTTTTACTTTGACATTTGTAAGATTGTTTCTAACAATATAGTCACGTATGCAATCTAATTCTTCAGCCCTCAAATCCTTAAATTTTTCTGTACCATTAAATTCTGAATAGAATGTCAATGTATGTTCGGGTATTGCTGTAGCATCATACATACACAGAGGCTCATTTAGATAGAATGTTACATCTGTTTCATTTAAGTGTTCAACTACTTTTGGAGTATGATTAATACTTTCTAGTTCGTCCATACGTCCATTGTGCATATACACATATGTTGGTTTATGGTCGTTGTAGTTTACACTAGGTAAGATACGTTCTTGTAAATGTTCGTCTTGTGATGCAGGTCTTTCTACTAAGTCAGGAAAATAAAACCAGTGTAATTTATCCCAAATCCACAAATCAGATTTGTCATCTTTTGAAATATCGATACCTTCTCTTTTTTCTACAATTTCTTCTGCAATATCAGCAGGTACAATTTTTTTAGACATGACATTATTTATTAAGGCTCATAAAAAATGCAAACTTGATTTGCAACTTCTTCGACTTCTGCATCAGTTAATTCAGGATACATAGGCAAACTTAATAATGATCGGGTAAGTAATACACTTGTAGCCATCAAGTCTGGTTTTTCTAAATTTTCTGCAATAGGGTGTTCACTTAATGCTTGTTTATAATGTATTTTAGTTTCTATATTTTTACTATTTAACCATGCTTCTAAATGCTGACGTTCCGCTCTAGCATTAACTACAAACTTTGAATCAGCATGTATGTCAAACCCTTCACTTAAACATTTTAATGATTGGATATGTTTAAATCTGTCTATGTAGTATTTTCTAATTTGTTTTCTACGTTCTTGCCATTCATCTATATACTTTGCTCTTACTAACAAATGAGAACAATCTAGTTCACTCATTTTAGAATTTGTTCCAGAATAAAAATGATAAGGTTTTCCATTGTCTCTCCATTGCGTAGCAAATTCATATAAGGCTTGGTTATTAGTAACAATGGCTCCACCATTGCCCGAAGCATTTAAATTTTTAGTAGGGTCAAAACTAATTGCCATTGCAGTTCCTATGTTACCGTCTGCAATTAACCAATGTTGTGCTCCGTCTATAATTGCAACATTATTGTTTAATACTCCAATACCATTATCACTTTCTACTGCTACAGTTGGTGCACCGAATAAACCAACATGACATTCAATTTTTTGTAATTGATCTTCTGGTTGAGGTAGAATGATTCCATTTGAATCTGTATCTGCCAATTCTACATTTAATCCAGCACTTAAAAATGCATTCATTGTTGCGGGGTATGTTAGATTAGGAACTCTAATTGTTCGATATGATTCTTGGTCGTAATCCCATTTAGTAAATGGATCTTGGTCCGGAGACGTATCTCTTTCGTAACGTGCAATAATTTCTAATGCTTGAGTTCCACTATGACACAGTATGACAAATTCAGCCTTTGTTTTTATTGATAACCAATCTGTAAATTTCTGTGAATACTCACCGTCATTAAGACCGCCACTAGAAAGAACTGAATCAGTCGCATCAAGCAATTCATCTTTAAGATTTTTGTATTGTCTGTCTAATCCAAAATACTTAATCATATTCTTTTAACAGTGTATGCAAATCGTAGTTACAATCTGCTAGTCTCTGTCCTCTATGATCATCTAACAAATTATTAAATTTAATATATTCTTGTAACATGTTTATGTCTTTGCTTTCTTCTTGGCACTTTTCTTTTAATGCGTTTATTGTATCTTTAAAAATCTGTGATTGCCATTTACAATCATTCAACATCCACATAAATATTTTTGCAAAGGCTTTTTGTTTAAAGTCTTTAGGCAAATAATCGATATTTAAATGTTGTGGATCTTGCAACAAAATCGGTCTAATATCAATTAACGGCTTGTTTTCTTTAACGTTGATGTCTTCAAAGTATTTAAACAGATCAACTATCTTGTTTAAATTTCCTATTTGAATGACAGGTGTTGCCCACAATTTAACATTGTGCATTTTAATAAGTTTGTGTATGCTTTCATCAATTTGACTAAACTTGCTAGGATATCTCAAATACTCTTGTACTTCTCCGTAACCATCGATACTTAATTGTAAGATAACTGATTTGAAGTTGGGTAGATACTGATAAAATCTTGGATTAGTATTTGTAAGATTTGTATTGATAATTAAAGTAATATCTTTACTTTTGTCTGTTTTAATCAAATCACGTAATATTTCAAAGTTTTTTTCGATAACAGTGGGCTCTCCACCTGTCATATAAATTGTGTCTATGTTGTCTACTTGACTTTTAATATTTTCATCAAACGTATCTGTCTCCCACCAGTAGTTACTTTCTACATCAAACTGCGGATAAAATCTAGTGTACTCTGTATTATTAATTTCTAAAATTTCTTTTTCTATTTGACTGCTGTTTGTAGGATTACAACTTCTGCATTTTAGATTACATAGATTACCAAAACGTAAATCAAAAAATTTAATTTTAAGATCACTTTTAGTTGTAGTAGGTATGATGTCTTTGTATTGTTCGTTGTTAATTAGTCTGCGACTTTGACGACCATACTTTTCATTATGATAGCAAACATCACATCCAGAAATATATTCATTGTTCAACATCTTTTGTCTTAACTCTATAAAGTTTTGACTGTTATAGATGTCATCAATACTATCGTAGCCTAAATTAAATTTAGTGCCATCTTCTTTTTTAATATAGTCGTGTGAAATACAACAAGGCTTGATTGCGCCGTCCGGGTCAACCGTAATGTTTACCCAAGGTAAAACACAAAATGACTCCGTCATTTTTTCGGCTTTGCTTTTGCTCTAGGTTTTCTTGTTGTTTTAGGCTTTGTTGGCTTTGTCTTAACATTAGTAACTTTTGCTGGAGCAACTTTAACTTCTTGTTTAGGTTTAGGATTAAATTGTTCTTGCCAATAAGCAGAGTTTTGTAGCCAGTTATAATAAACCATTAAGCCTTCATTTAGATTTGTAACTGGATTAAAGTTGAAATCGTTTTTTGCTTTTTCGATACTTAATGCGCCTCTGCTAGGGAAATTGTTATCTTTTTGTTTGACTTCAATATTACCTTTTCCTACTATTTGTTTAACCATTGTTGCGGCATCATAAAGTGTTACACCCTGTGATTTAGTAAGATTATATGTTTCATTTTTTGCTTTAGCACTTGTTGTTGCTTGTACAATACCAGTTGCAACATCATTTACAAATGTAAAATCTAATTTCTCCATCTTGCCATTAACAACAATTTTTTCACCTTTGATTGCATTGTAAAAGAATTTAGATATAACTCTATCACACACATCTAAAGGACCGTACACAGCACTAGGACGAATAATAGTATGATTTAATCCATATTGCCTAGTGTAATCTTGCACTAACAACTCTCCAGCATACTTCATAATTGCATACTGACCTTTGGGTATGCAGTCTTCCCATTCTTCAACGCCATCTGAAAAATCTCCGTATACCATTGAAGAACTGATATATGTAAAACGATCTACTCCTGTTGTCCTACTTAGTTCTAATAAGTTTAACAAACCTTCACTCATTACTTTAGAGCCAGCAGTTGGATTGTTATTGACTACTTTTTGTCTAGGGAAACTTGCAAGATGAATTACGGCATCAAACTTTTCTTTTTCAAATAAAGTTTTTAGTTCAGGGTTAGCAACATCAATCGTGTAGATGTTTAAATTGGTAGCGCCAGTCATTCTACCTGCTATACCAAAAAATCTTTCTTTTGTTACAGCATCCAATTCGTCTTGGTCTATGATACCATAATCTGTTTTAGTATCTAAAATAGCAATATCATGTCCTTCGTTAATTAATTTAACTACAACATGGGCACCGATAAATCCT